GGACCGGCAAGATCGCACAGGTCCCCGTATATCCCGTTGTTTCTGCAGAAGATCTAACTGAAGGCACTGACATGTCAGGCACATCAGCAGATCAAACAATCACTACAACAACTAAAAACATTGAACTAAAAGAAGTTGGTATCATGACTAACTTGACTGATTTCATCAGAGACACAAGTGAGCAAAATGTTGTGTCACACCTAGGTAGATTATTTGGTGAAGCAATCGCAAAGAAAATCGACACAGATTTGATCGCTCTATTTGCAGGCTTCTCATTTGATGCAGGTGCGGCAAACACAGAAATGACACCACAAGATATCTTTGAAGCGGCGGCTAAATTAAGATCAAACAATGCACCAGGACCATACTACGGTGTGTTCCATCCAAATGCGATCTTCAATGTGAAGAAAGTATTAGCGACACAAGGTAATACAGCATTCGGTGGTAACGGTCAATCTGAATTGGCTAACGAAGCATTAAGAACAGGCTTTGTTGGTTCAATCGCAGGCATCCAAATCTTTGAATCATCTAACTTCACAATTGACGGTGATGACGATTCAGTGGGTGGTGTGTTCTCACAAGAAGCACTTGGTCTAGCAATGCAAAACGACCTTTCTATGGAAATGCAAAGAAATGCATCTCTAAGAGCAGAAGAAGTTGTTGCAACAGCAAGATACGGTGTTGCTGAATTAATTGATACTTACGGTGTAAGAATCCAAGCAGATTCAGTTGCTAACTAATCAATACACAATAGTGGGGAGCAATCCCCACTATAACACAAGGAGAAACAGATGAGCAATTATTCAACGGATGCAGATGTATTAGAATACGAACCACAGATCAAAGAGTATGGTATCATTGATTTTTCATCATATCATGCCAAGACCACAGCAGATATACAGAGACTGCTTCGCATAGAATTTTGGCCTCGTGTTTCTAGAACTTATTCATCCGGTAAATATTTCAATTCAACGGAACTAGAAATGGACAACACCAAACTACAGGCCACACAATTCAGACAGAGATAGATTCAGAGAAATGATCGATTTTTACAAGTCCAAATTTAGAGAAGAATTTGATCTTGTGTTGCAGGATGGTGTTGAATATGATTTTGATGGTGATGGTGTCATTGAAAACACTGAAAAACAAACAGAACACTTCAACAGATTGGTTAGATAATGGCAAATGTGAGAGAACAAATTGCTGAAGACATAGTAACTGATCTGCAAGGCATCACAACACCTGGTGTTGTGTTGGTGTCAAGGAATCCAATCAACACTACAGACTTGTCTATAGCACAGTATCCAGCCATTATGGTAAGGACCAGTGAAGAAACAAGAGAAGATGCCACCATGCAATCAGACACATTGCGATTTGGCACCATTGATTACAATATCATAGGATTTGTGAGAGCAGATTCATCAGCAACCACTGTGAACAATTCAATAGACACACAAAGAAATGATTTGATTGAAGCAATATCAGAAGCATTAGAACAAGACAGAACAAGAAATTCAAAAGCATTAAATTCATTTGTGACACAAGTCACAGTAGATGATGGCACTGTCTATCCATTAGGAAGAGTAGATATTACCTTCCGTGTTCTATATAAATACACACGAGGAACTTTATAATGTCAAACAAAGTTATAGTATACAAAGATGGAGCACAACAAAGAGTTGGTGCTCAACAAGCAAGAATTTTAGTGCTCAATGACGGATGGTCATACGAGGCTAAAAAAACTGCCAAGCCTAAAAAAGCCAAGATCGAGGCAGAAGCAGAAGTAAAAGGATCAGATTTTGATGATCCTGATAATCACGATTATAGTGAAACTATCAACATAGATTTTGGCAACATTGACGAGGAGAAATAAACAATGGCAACATTTACAGGTCATGATGGTAAAATTGAATTTACTGGCGGTGGTCAAACAGATGCGACTATCGTCAATATGAGAAATTTTACTATTGAGCAAACACAAGAGACTATAGAAGACACTGTTATGTCAACTGGTAATATGACAAGAACATACAAGCCTGGTTTATCAACATTCACTATGAGTGCTGATATATTCTGGGATGGTTCAGACACAGGTCACTTATTATTAGATGACTTTTTGAATCAAGAAGGTGGAGACACACTTGTATCATTCAAAGCATATCCATCAGGTGATGCAACAGGTGGTGTTAATGCTGAATTGGCAGGATCAGGTATCATTACAAGTTTATCAATCACATCATCAGTTGATGGAATGGTTGAGGCTTCAGTGGCGATCCAAGGTTCAGGTGCATTAACAACTACAAATATCTCATAACGGGGGACACTGATGTTTAAGGCTCGTTTATCAGGTGATTTTAATCTTGATCAAATGGAAAAAAGAATACAAACTTTGATCCGTGATGTTGGTCGAGAAACACTCAAGACAGCCAAAAGCATTACCCCTGTTAGATCTGGTCGTGCTAGGGACAATTGGACTAAACAGACCACAAGGACAGGATTTGAAGTTGAAAATTCAGTTCCTTACATTGGTGTTTTAGACAAGGGATCATCGAGACAGGCACCCAGAGGAATATCAAAACCAACTGTCAGGAAAGTGGCAGGCTATATGAAAAACAGAAGCAGGAGAATCACACGATGACTGAATCGGAAAAAAAGAAGACACAATCAGCAATTGATATTGCAACAGGACATTTTAAAGATCGCCTAGCAGGCGATATGTTGTGTTATCATTGTGAAGAGTGGGACATGGACATTTATTACAAAGCAACCGCAAGTTTGATGGTTGAAAATAAAATCATGTCATTACAACAACAGGGTAAGACAGCAGAAGCATTGGTTGAATCAATTATTGCTAAAGCATTGAACAAAGATGGTAAGAAACTTTTTAAAACAACAGATATGCCAGAATTTTTACATTCTGTAGATCCAAATGTTATCATAAAAGTGGCAACCAAATTAAACAATGCAAGTGCTGACACAGTTGAGGAAATTGGAAAAAACTAACCAGGGACAGAGACTTGTATGCTCAAGTTTCACTGGCTGATTATTTGAAATGCTCAATATCAGACATTCAAAAGATGTCCCTTATAGAGTTTAAGACTTGGTTAGCATATTTCCAAATTCGCAAAGACGAACAAGACAAGGAAATGAGGAAGCAAAGTGGCAATAAAAGAGCAACTAATTTTAGAAGGAGTTAATAAAACCGACGGTGCTTTTAGAGGAGTCAACCGTAATGTCAAACAACTAAACACTGGTTTTTCAACACTTCAAAAATCACTGATTGGTATTGGTGCTACACTGGCAACAGGAGCATTTGCAAAATCAATCATAACAACTTCAATGAGGTTTGAAGACTTACGAACTTCATTAAAGTCAGTCACTGGTTCAGCACAAGAAGGTGCAGAAGCATTTGCTTTCATCACTAAATTTTCTACACAAACACAATTCTCTGTTGAGGATCTATCTACTGCATTCATCAAGTTGAAAGCATCAGGTATTGAACCAACACAAGAATTATTAACAACATTCACAGACACGGCGGCGATCACAACAGATCAAATTGGCACACTTGAAGCCATAACTGACCTATTTGCTAGAACAGTATCAGGTGGTTTGGGTTTAGAAGAACTTAACAGATTAGCAGATAGAGGTGTTCCGGTATTCAGAATATTGGAAGAACAGTTAGGACTAACCAGATTACAAATATCAGAATTTGGTAAGACAGCAGAAGGTGCCGCCAAGATAACTGAAGCATTTTCAAGAGGTATCCAAGAAGAGTTTGGTGGTGCAACCCAAAATGTTTTAGACAACTTATCAACTAAAGTGTCTAACTTGGGCATTGCGGCCAACAATGCCAAAGACCAAATAGGTTCAGCAGGACTTACTGGTGCATTAGGTGATGTTGTAGAAACATTGACCAATGCAATTATTAAGAATGAAGAATTTAATAAAACATTGGGTCAAGCATTGGGCACAGTGGTTGGCAAGTTCAATGATGCACTACAGATCATGGGTGAAAACACGGACAAGGTTGCAGTGGCATTTGGTGCCATAGCAGGACCGGCCATTGGTGGATTATTCATAGCAACATTGACCGGCATTACCACAGCATTTAGAACACTTACCATTGCAATGATGAGAAATCCATTTGGATTGGTATTGGTAGCAG